ATCACCCATGTAGAAGCTATAGAACTCAGATGATCAACTCTATCTAATGGAACTATAGGCAACATCAATACAACGATAAACAGTGTAACAGAAATAGCAGAAAACCACACCATATATCTTTGTTGGTCTTCCTTTTTATCCAAGTTGTCCAGACGCACCATACGTTCTTTCATCATAAGTTCTTTGTCTGTTATTATGCCGTTCTTGTCTATGTCTAACTCCTCTGCCAGTTTTGATCCTTTTTCCAATATCTTTTGTGTCATTCTCCGTCCTTCGTTATAACAATAGGTTTACAATACGCTGAGTAGTTTCTAGTCTTTCCCGCTGTCGAGAAGTTTATAATGTCTTCAAACCACTTACATTTTGAAAAGCTAGAATACGTTATTTCTCCTTCTGGAACCGTATTATTCATTATAACTAAGATAAATGCTAATGTTTTCATTTGAATTTGTCGTTTAGTGAGTCAACTACGCTATCTATATTAGGTTCTTTTCCATTCGGATCATACTTACATCGATATTCGGTGGGGCATTGCCCTTCTACGACTAAAGTATAAGTGTCATTTGCGCCCTTGTATAGACAAACTTGCTGACCGTTCTTTGCTTGTACCCTCTTATATCTACGACACGTTATGTATTTAGGGTCTTCTCTAATTCCTAATCTTTTTTCTTGCTCCCAGGTCCAATCACTGAATTTCTTTAAGAAACAAGTAAAACATTGTTTTATATTTTCGGACTGTGCTAAATATATCACACCTTCCTCGGCACAGAGCCATTCGAATGTATATTGACCGCCATCTTTCCGAACACATTTACTGCCACCATCCTCTGTCGATGCCCATAAGTGTGTATACAAAACTACCCAAAATACCAAAACCAATAATAAGAACCACTGTAAGTAAGATATACCCAATAATTTTCTCCTGTAATAGTTTTCTGTCATATATCTCTTTCTGTCGCCTTTTACGGATTTGCCCCTCCATCTGGAGTAACTCATCCCAAGACTTTGAGCCATGCGTAAACATTAAAAACTGTTTTAACTCGTATCGCTGTTCTTCAAGTTTCTTTTTTGCTGCAAAAGCTTCAATAGCCTCTGATTCAATACTACCCCCACCAAACACCTTACGAAACATAGTAGGGTTCTTAGCAGACTTATGCGCTGCATCCACGTCACTTACCGCCCCCATCCATCTAGATAGATCCTGGGACATAGATTCCAGATCTCGTCCTGCTTGAAACGCACGTTTAATCCCCGCAAAGGCGGTGGATGCCGTGCTGACGGCAGCCGTGATCGTAATAGGGTCAAACATTTTAGCCTCGTTGTTGTGTTGACTGCCTTTGTACGTCTATTCTTTCTCTATTTACTTGATTTCTTTCGTCAGCGACTTCTTCCTGCAATTCTAATCTTGCAGCGTCGGTTGCAGCTCGTTGTTGCAGTTTCATCTGCTCAAGCTGTAATTTCGATTGCTCTACACTTGCATCATTTTCTGCTTGCTTTTGTTTAATAGCAAGTTCTTGCATTCGTATCTTTACGAGTGGATCTTCCTGCACCTGTTGTGGTGGGGCAACCGCAGCCATGACCTCCTTCATTAGCTGTACTTCTATTTGAGCGACCCTTTCTTCAATGGAGGCGGGGTCGTTAGCTCCTTGTTCTAATTCATTCATATAAGTCTGTCCAGTTATAGGATCAATCTGTCCTTGCTGTACACCTTGTTGCAGTCCTTCTGCTGCCTCGTTTACTTCTTTCTCTACCATCGCTCTTGCTTTATATGCTATATGCTCTTGAAGATGTGAGTAGAACGTACCCATAACTTGTGGAGATGTCGCTACCAGAGGTGTCTGCATAAAGGTAGTATGTACCAGTATATGAGCATCGTGGCTTTGTTCCGAAAATACTTGTAATAGCTCACCCGCCAAGGCTCTCGCATTTTCAATGGCAGGGTCAGTTGGCTGTGGTTGCGGTGGCGGTGGAAGAATCTCCTCAATGTTTTGTACCTCCAGAGCTTGGTACATACGTCTGTAAGCAGCATGAACATTATGTACTTGTGGGTTAGATTGAGCTAGTTGTAGCTGAGTTTGAGCCAGAGTTACTCTCTGAGCCATAGAAAATATGTTTGGATCGCTTACGGGTAGTACATCCACCCTTGCATCAAAGTCTGTTGATTTTACTTGTTGCTCTGCTCCTGCGACCTCATAAGGGTAAAGAGGAGGTAAGTTCTCTGCAAAAATCCTTGCTAATAGCCTAAACTCCGTTTTCTGGGCGAAATGGAGCCGTTTGTGGATTGCTGACATAACCTTCATGCCACGCTCTAACAAGGCTACAGTAGTGCCTACAGGGGCGTTCTGTTGATTTCCTTCACCTATCTTAGCATCTGCAATAGAAACAAAGCGTCTACCACTCTCTATCAGCGTTCCTAGAAGCTGTGCCAGTGTTCCAGAAGGTTCCTTATATGGTAACGGGATAATAGCGTCACGGATGTTCCCACCAGGAGCATCAATATCCCTAAATTCACCAGGCTGTAGAGGTTCATCGTCGTTTCGTACTCTTACGCCTCGTGCCTTAAAACCTGCAGGTAAATTAGCTAGTGTACCCGCGTCAATCAACTGTCTTAGAATACTCGTGGTTGCTCTTCCTAACCCACCGAGCATATGTATTAAACCAAAACCGTAGAAACCTAGACCGGGCATGAACTTGTAATGGACAAAAAATTGCCTCTTTCTCTTCAATTGATCGCCTTCGTCATAATTCCTACGGATAGACAATATCTCACCACTGTCCTTGTGCACTGTAACAATATAAGGCAGTTTTAACCCTGTAGGTTGTCCGTCTGCCCCCATGTCTTCAAAACCTTCTATGTCTAGGTCTGAATGGCATTCAAGGATGGTGTGGGTTTCTTCCGAATACCCTTTAGATATTCCTTCTAATTCGTTTTTCTTCTCTTCTACTGCCGAAGCGTCTTCTTCAGCGGCAGATAATTCTATGTCCCTATATACTCCACCAAGCTGTAACTTACGCAGTTCGTTCTCGTCCATACGCAAAACATGAGTAACACGAGACGCTGTCTGTACATCACTCGCGGAATAAGGAATAACCAAGTCCTGGGCAGGGATAAACTTCGATACGGCTCTCTGCCTTGTGGGATCAAAGTATACTTTTTTGAAGGTTGACCCAGACAGAGGTAAGTAAAAGAGCATTTGGTCTGTGTCTGGATCGAATTCCTCCATCACTTCCGTGATCTGGTAATTCATGAATTCTTTTATTCTACCCGCCTGTGCCTCACGTTCCGGGGTCTTTTCACCCAAAATCTGGGTTTTTATAGGCCCACCAGACGGTAATAGCTCTTTATAGGCTTGTGACTGAAACTGGGTTACGGATTCGGATATAAGAGGGTGAGTTACCCCACTTGCACCTTCAAAAGGCTCTGTTCTATCGTCATACTGTACGCCAAGCAGATCTAGACCCTTGGTATAGGTATCTTCCCACTCGGACCTTGATTCTTGGTCTTCTTCGAAAGAAGCTCGTATATCTGAGGATAATTCGCCTAAAGTAGCGTCATCCAACGCTTCGGCTAGATTAGCGTTGTGGTCATACGCTTCTGCCATGACTTCCATAGGCTGTTGCTCCATAAGAGCTTGAACAATCGCACCACCTTGCCCATCATCGAGAACCTCGGCTCCTCCCTCAAATTCTTGAGGCATATTAACATCAATCTCTACAGACGCTTCATCCACGTCCACTTCTGGACTAATACCAGAGTCAACTAACGCTGCAAGAGGGTTACGTTCTTCTGCCACTAAAACACCCCTTTAAAATTATAGCCTGCTTGTCCACGGCTCATGTCTATCGTACCACCTAAAGCTTTCTTCACTTTTGGCTTTCTATCAAAATCAGCCTTTATACTTTTTAACATCTTCAATAACTGAGGATCAATAGGTTTTATCTTCTTAATGTCCTCATACGTCTTTCCTTTTTTACCGCCCATCAATAGGTTCCTTTGAAATTAGATACAGAACCACCTCGATTAAACTTTTGTATAGACATGGTTTCTGCTCTACCACCACCTTTAGTCACTTTTACACCTGCGTTACGAAGAGCCTCTTTCGTAGCCTCAACTTGCTTTGGACTCCCTTCATCGTACATGAGTCCTCTTTTTCCCCTTTTTTTTAGAATATTAACTGCGTTTTTTATTTGTGTTGGTGTTGCACCGCCCATCTTCTTCTCCTTCTTCCTGTTCTCTCCATGCGTCTCTAATTGCTAACATTGTTTCAAAATGTTTCTGCGGATCATACTTCCTATTCTCCGATGCTTTTCTGATTTCTTCCTCAGTTTCAGCCATTAGTAATAGTTCCTCATCTTAGGTATATAATCCTCTTCTTCGTCCTCTCCGTCAAGGTAAATAAAGCCACCCTTACGAAAACGCATCAGAGCCATTGTCATACTATCACAAAAGTCGTCATGATCACCATACGGGAAAGAAGCGATTTCTTCAATAACTTCTTCAGCAAAACTCTTGTTTTCTGGTGCCCAAACCTTACCCGCCTCGAATAATGGAGCCACCATATGCATTCTAGTTGTTTTGTCGTTGCCTTTTCCTGGTGAAAACCCCAAAGCAGGGATGTTATGAAGGCGTAATTCGTCCATAAGGGGCGTACCACTGGCTTTTGCCTCTATAATCACCATATCTGGCTCCCAATAATCGTATTCTTCATACGCTTCACGCTTCAATTCGGGAAAACTCCACCTTCCACGCTTCGCATCCATCAAAATTATGTTGTCGGAGCCGTCTTTCTCGGATGTAAAGATGCCCCATGTCGTTATAGCACTGTAATCCGCACTTTCTTTCTTCGAAAACGCTGTATCGTAGCTCTGAATAATGTATTTCACGTCGGGGATGCTATCTTTCTCCCACATATTCCACCATTCCTTCTTGACAATCGCTCCTTCTTCTGA